GTGTCGGATCACTTCCTCAATCAGAAACAGCTAGCGCGCCGCTGGGGCTTATCGCCTCGCACGCTGGAACGGTGGCGCTGGCTTCGCCAGGGCCCCGTCTATTTCAAGCTCGGCGGCAAGGTCGCGTATCGCGTAACGGACATCGACGAGTTCGAGCGCGCAAACATTCATGTCGCAGTGCCGGCTGGCGCAGCTCCCGTTTCAGCGAGGGCTGCGTGATGGGCCTGCGCATTGTCACCGCCGACGAACGGCTCGCCGTCGCCAACGCTAAGACCACCGTCGCGATCTTCGGGCCTGCCGGTGCCGGCAAGACTTCGCTCGCACGTGCGCTTCCGCCAGCCGAGACCGTGGTCATCGACCTAGAAGCCGGCATGAAATCCCTCCAGGGGTGGGGCGGCGATTCCATTCCGGTGCGCTCGTTCCAAGATGCGGCCGACGTTGCTTGCCTGGTCGGCGGCGTCGATCCCGCGGCGGACAGCCAGGGCTTCTTCTCCGCCGCGCACCACCAGCATGTCGTCGCGGAATATCCCGACCTCGCGCGCATGGTCGAGACCAAGCGCTACGTCTTCGTCGACTCAATCACAGATCTGACGCGCCAGGCGATGGCATGGGCCAAGACGCGGCCCGAGGCTTTCTCCGATCGGACAGGCAAACCCGACACACGTGGCGCCTACGGGCTTCTCGCCCGCGAAACCATCTCGCTGCTCAAGCACCTGCAGCACGCGCCGGGACGCACCGTGATCTTCGTCGGCATTCTGGAGCGCGTCGTTGATGAGTTCGGCCGCGAGACGTTCCAGCCGCAAATGGAAGGCGGCAAGGTTGCGCGTGAGCTGCCCGGCATCGTCGATCAGGTGATGACGCTGTCGCTGTTCGATCCCGATGGCGAAACTTGGCGCCATAACGTGACGAGCGGCACGACGCGGCGCCTCGTCTGCCGCTCCGGCAATACCTGGAGCCTGCCGGCCAAGGACCGCTCCGGCCAGCTCGATCCGACCGAGCCGCCTGACCTGATGGCGGTGCTCAACAAGGTCAACGGCGCCGGACCTGCACTGCGCGCTGCCTAGCTTCCATCCGTTCAAACCGCACGCACAAGGAGCAACCATGTTCGATCTCAATGACGCCGAGCCGCAACGCTCATCCGATCTCATCCCCGACGGCTCCTTTGCAAAGGTCTCGCTGGCAATCCGGCCGGGCGGCGTCGACGGCGCGACACCACTCGATGCGCAACTCCTCAAGGCGTCGATGCAGCCGGGCTCTGACGTCATGATGCTCGACTGCGAGTTCACGGTGGTTGAGGGCCCGCACATTCGCCGCAAGTTCTGGCAAGCGCTGACCGTCTCCGGCGGCAAGGTTGACGAGAAGGGCGTGTCGCTCGGCTGGTCGATCACCAAGCGCACCATCCGGGGCATGATCGAAAGCGCACTCGGGCTCGATCCGAAGGACGAGAGCCCGCAGGCGAAGACGAAGCGCACGCTGCCCGGACTGAAGGCGCTCGACGGCATCGTGTTCGTCGCGAAGATCAAGGTCGAGCCGGGCCGGGATGGTCATGCCGAGCAGAACCGTCTCGACGTCGCGGTGACGCCCGACATGCCGGAATGGTCGAAGGTCATGAAGGGCGAGGACGTGCCGGCACGCCCGGGTGCACGCCGCTCGGCGAAGACCGGTGCGACAGCGCCCGACACGGGCCCCGCGTGGCGCAGTCAGGGCGCGGCGGGCACAGCCGCCCCCATCGGCGCGGCATCGCCGCGTGCGCCCGCGACCGGGCCCACAAACGGCAACACCGGTTTCAGCACGGCTGCCCCGGCATGGCAGCAAGGCCAGTCAGCGGCGGGCGCCCCCGCTCCGAACGCTGCCGGCCCGGTTCCGCCACAGCAGCGGTCCGGCCCCGCCTGGCTCAACGAGTGAGCCATGGCCGTGCGCGACCGTAATCCCGATGACGTCTGGGCCGATCACGTGAGAGCCGAATGCGCAAAGGCCGTTGGCGAATGGCTCGAAGGCTCGGTGCGGCTGGAGCGGCCGGTCCGCAGCCTGACCTCATCGGAGCTGCAGGGCATCGCCGAGGCGGCGACCAGCCGGTGGATCGTGCTGGCCTCGCAACGGATCGCGCAGGCGCCCGACGCACCCGGATCGCCGAGACTCTCGACACTGCTCCTGGGCTGAGGGCGTGCCGAATCTGCGGCCGCGCCGCGCGAGGCTTCTTCTTCGCCCATCTGCTCCGAGCGGATCTCTACCCGACCTACGCCTTCTGTTCGCGCCGTTGCCAGGACGCAGGCGCTGCCATTGCCAAGAGACGAAACGGAATGATCGACAAAACTTATACCGAAACCAAAGCCATCAAGGCGGCGCGCCAGCCATTCGCCGAGGTCATCGGCGAGCTCGGGCTGATGCCGGCGTTCGAAGGGCGGAGCGCGGCCGAGATTGACCGCATCATCGAGGCTTGCGTCGATGGCTTCCGCGACGCCATGGGCCGCATCGCTCTCAACGACGACATCCCGTTTTGAGGCCGCACCATGATGGACCTCAACCATGGCTCGGGCTGCGTCTACGGGCGGGAAAACACCGGAGCCGAGTTGGCGGCACGACTCGACGCCGTCCTGGAAGCCGCGTTGACTGCGGAACGCGATGCCGCTCCGCCGCGTGATTACCTCGGCGCCTCGCGGATCGGCGAGCCATGCCTGCGGCGGCTCTGTTTCGAATATGGCGGCACACCGGTCGACGCCGACGCAGCATTCGATGGCCGGATCCTGCGCGTGTTCGAAGCCGGGCATCGGTTCGAGGACATGACCATCCGCTGGCTCAGGCTGGCCGGCTTCGACCTGCGAAGCCACAAGCGTGACGGCTCGCAGTTCGGCTTCGCCACCGCCGAGGGTCGTTTCCGTGGCCACATCGACGGCGTGATCGTCGACGGTCCCGACCTCGGCGTGCCCTATCCGATCCTGTTCGAGCACAAGGCGCTCGCGTCGGCATCGTGGCAGGACACCGTCAAGCGCGGCGTCAAAGCGTCGAAGCCGGTCTATTGGGCGCAGGCCCAGGTCTACATGGCCTACCTCGCGATCGAGCACACGCTGTTCGTGGCGCTCAACCGCGACACCATGCGGCTCTATCCGGAGTTGATCGCATTCGATGCGGCGGACGCGCAGGCGCTGTCGGATCGCGCGGTGACGGTCATCCGATCGGTGGCAGCGCGCGAGTTGCTGCCGCGTATCTCCGACGATCCCGATCACTACGTGTGCCGGTTCTGCCTGTACCGCCGCCGCTGCCATCACATCAGTGGAGCAGCGGCATGACCATTTCGCTGTCGGATAAGCAGAACGCCGCGATCGCCACCATTAAGGATTGGTATTCGAACCGGAGCAAAGACCAGCAAGTCTGCCGCGTGTTCGGTTATGCCGGGGTCGGCAAGTCCACCATCGTCAAATATGCAATCGACGAATTGGGTTTGTCGACCGAGAAACCCGGCGAGGTACTCTACGCAGCCTTCACCGGCAAAGCCGCTCTGGTGATGACGCGGAAGGGCACGCCGGCCTCGACCATCCACTCGCTGGTGTATCGCGTCTCGGAACCGACGCCGCAGGAGATCGAGAAGTTCGAGAAGGAAGCAGCCGAGATTCGTTCCGGCCTCCAGGCGCGCGGTGTTGCCGAGCGCTTGTTCGAAGAGGCGCGGCTGCGCTCGCTCGAGCTTCGTCTGAAGGACGCGCACAAACCGCGGTTCGTGCTCAACGCCGAATCCGCCGTGCGCGACTGCAAGCTGCTCGTTCTGGACGAGGTCTCGATGGTCGGTGCCGAGATGGCGCGCGACCTCCTGGCCTTCGGCAAGCCGACGTTGGTGCTCGGCGACCCAGGACAATTGCCGCCGGTGAAGGGCGAAGGCGCATTCGATGCGCCGAACCCCGATGTGATGTTGACCGAGGTGCACCGCCAGGCCGGCGAGAGCGCGGTGCTGCGGCTCGCGACACTTGCCCGCGAAGGCAAATGGATTCCGCACGGCCACCACGACGACTTCGTCTGGAAGATGCGGCGGAGCGACGTTGGGCCTGAGCAACTTCTCAAAGCCGATCAGGTGATCTGCGGGCGGAACGCCACCCGGATCCAGCTCAACGTCGCCATGAAGCGCGCAGCCGGTTTTGACGCGGTGTTTCCCGGCGGCAATGGCGAGAAGCTGATCTGCCTCAAGAACCGCAATGACGTTGGCCTGGTCAACGGCATGTTTGTCACCCTCGACGACATCAAGGACGATGGCGATGAGATCGCATTCACTGCCTCGATCACGTCCGAGGACGGCAAGCGGATCGGTGGAGGCGCCACCGGAAAGGGGGAACGCTTTCGGATCTGGCGCGGTCCGTTCCTTGATCATGTAATGCCGGATCCGGAGCGCGAGCGGCGCGAGTATCAGAAAAAGCGCACGGCGGTCGAGTGCGTCTGGGGCTGGGCCATCACCTGCCACAAGTCGCAAGGCTCGTCCTGGCCCAACATCGTGATCTACGACGACGGCCTCGGCCGCACCGCTGAGGATCGCGCACGCTGGCTGTACACCGCGATCACCCGCGCCGAGCGCGGCCTCGTGCTGCTCGATTGAGGCCGAGGGAATGCTCAACTTCAATGATGCCGGTCCGCAATTCGTCGAACAGCCGCCGATCGACCTCGACGCGCTGAGCGCCGCGCTCCGGCGCACCGTCAACGCATGGGCGCCGCGGCTGTTTCCGAACGGACGTAAGGTCGACGACGTATTGCGGCTCGCCAACATCCGCGGCGACGCACCGCGGAAGAACGGCTCTTGCGTCATCCACCTCAAAGGTCCGCACGCCGGCGATTGGTTCGACTTCGATGGCAATGCGGGCGGCGGGCCCTTGTCGACCATCGCTGAGGCGACCGGGCTCGAAGGTCGCCAGCTGTTGACCGTCGCGGCAGAACTCGCCGGCACCTTGCCGTCGGTCGGCGGCGCGGCGAGCACGTCGACGATTGGCGCGACGCGCGCACAGCCAGAGGGCGCGACCGAGCGGGAAATCAGCTTCATTCTATCTCGTGCGGCGCCGCTGCCGGGTACGCATGCCGAGGGGTATCTGCGGGGGCGCGGTCTCGACACGGCCAACGTTGACGATCTGCTGTTTCATCCCGACCTGGCGCATTTCCAGTCTCGCGCGGGCTATCCGGCCCTGGTTGCCATCGTGCGGGATCATGTCGGTGAACCGGTTGGATTGCACCGGATCTGGCTCGATCCGGCATCACCGACCAAGGCCAGCCTCGGCAATCCGAAGAAGTCCCTTGGCTCGATCCGCGGCGGCGCGGTCCGACTGTTTCCCGCCAGCAGCTTCGTCGTCATCACCGAGGGCATCGAGACCGCGCTCGCGGTTCGCACCGCGCGATCCGATGTGCCGGTCTGGGCCGCGATCGCGGCCGGGCACCTGGCGGAATGTCAGCTGCCCGCCGGCATCATGGAGGTCCTGATCGCGGCCGACCACGATGCGAACGGCGCGGGGTTGAAGGCCGCCGAGCGGATTGCGGAACGCCTGGTCGCGGAAGGCCGGCGAGTCTGGATCACACTGCCGCCGCAAGTGGATACGGATTTCGCGGACGTGCTGGCGACGGACGGTGGGGCTGCGGTTCGTGCGATCTTGTCCGCGGCCACGGAATTCGTTCCGGCGTCGCCAGTACTCGGCGCCGCGATCGTCGACATGCCATCGTCCACGCGCCGGACCATCGATGACACCAAGAAGCTCTATCCACTGCCGCGCCTCGAGAACCTGATCCTCGATTATCGGGAGGGAAGCGACGGGTCGGTCCGGCTTTATAAACATGCCGGCAAGGACAAGCGTGGGCAGGATCGCTGGGAAGCGGTCGCCAGTCCCTTCGGCTCCGTCGCGCGCCTTCGCTACATGGACCACGACGAAGCCTTTGGGCTTCGCGTCCATGTCGAGGCGATGGACGCCCGGGTGCGCGCCGTCGACTTCGACCGCGCCTCTCTCGCTCGCGTAGGCGCCAGCGAGATCAAGGGCGCGCTGTTCGCCGCCGGCCTTCGCACCGAGAGCGATGGGGATGCGCTGGCGGTTCAAATCCTCAAAGCCGCCGACCCGGCCGACGAGATCGTCGTGGTGTCGCGGCCGGGTTGGCACCGCGTCGAGGGCAAGGACCATCCGCTGTTCGTGACCCCGGGCGGCGCCGCGATCAGCGACGACGAGGCCCGACTCGAGCTCGCGACCGCGGCGCGCTTCGGCACCGTCACCCGTGGTTCGATCGACGGCTGGAAGGCGGCAGTGGCCGCGGCCGCCGAAGCAAAAGGCTGTCCGCATTTCCTGCTGGGCGCGCTATGCGGCTTCGCCGGCGTGGTGCAATCGTTGTCCGGTCTCGACAGCTGCGGCATCAACCTGTCGGGGCTGTCGTCGAGCGGCAAGACCACCGCCCAACGGCTGGCGGTCTCCGCATGGACCTCGCCATCGATCGGCGCGGGCCTGCTGCAGTCGATGCGCTCGACCGAGAATGCCGTCGAGGTGTTCGCCCAGGGCGCGTCGGGCACGGTGCTCGCGCTCGACGAGCTTGCGCATGCCGACGGCCGCGCCATCGCGCGGCTGATCTACGCGATCGCCGGCGGCCAGGGCAAAGCCCGGCTCACGGCCGGCGCGATCCTCAAACAGCGGTACGCCTGGTCGACCTATGCGGTGCTGTCGAGCGAATGCTCGCTCGAGGAGAAAGTCCGCGCTGACGGCGCCTCGTGGATCGCCGGCATGGCGGTGCGCATCGTTGACGTTGACGTCACCGACGTAGACCGCAACATCCGGTCCGAAGTCATGCGCGCCATCGCTGGCGTCGAGAAGAACCACGGTCACGCCGGACCAGCCTTCGTCACCAGGCTGATCGAGGGCAAGAGACACCAAGCGCCCGATCTGCTGCGTGAAGAGGTGATGGACGCGGCGCGCAAGATCGCCGGCGAGAAGGCGGACTCGGCGCGGCTGCGGGCCGCGACTTGTCTGGCCCTGCCGCTGGTCGCGGGCCGGATCGCGCAGGATTTCGACTTGCTGCCGTGGTCGCTCGACCTCGAGGGCGTCATCCAATGGTGCTGGGAGCGCTTCACGCGCTCCTCCGATGCGGAGGCGCTGGCGCCCGACGAGCAGGCGATCGCCAACATCCGGGCGTGGATCGCGGAGCGCTGGGACGTCACCATCAAGTCGGTCGACACCGGAACAGACGGGTTCGACCGCAAGCTCAATAACCGCGAGGCAGTCGCCTGGTACGACCAGACGGCGATCTATCTCCCCGTCCAGCGCATTCGCGAGGCGAGCGGCGAAACGCTCAAAGCCCAGCAGATCGTCAAGGCGCTGACCGACCGCGACCTGCTCGCCAAGCGTCACAACAGCAAGCGCGCATCGGTGCGGCACGTGCCGGAGATCGGACGCATCGATGCCTACGCGCTCAAGCGCCAGGAGTTCGGACGGCGATCAGCCTGGCTGAGTTCCGAGCTGGGCCAGGAGGATGATCGATGAACATCGGCATCCTCTCACTCGACCGGTTCCAGGTGGCCCCGGTGGCTCCGGTGGCCCCTTCAAGCACGCGCCATCCCAAGATCGGGGCCACCGGGGCCAGTGCCGGATACGCGGTGGCCCCGCTTAACTCATTGACGACACAGGACAGAAGCCAGCGGGGCCACCGGGGCCACCTCCGGAGCAAGGGTTATGGGAATCCCGCTTCCTCAAATCGAGGAAGGGTCGCGCGTAGTATCTTATGTTTTGAGATAGGTAGGGTGGCCCCGGTGGCTTCTCGCCTAATCTCTCAAGGGTTTAGCCGGGGCCACCTCGGTTTTGCCGGTGGCCCTGGTGGCCCCAGCGCATGCCGAGCTCGCGCACCTCCCTGACCTGATGACGTGACCGGACCGCGCGCCCGAAAGCGCGCTTCCTTCCATCACGAATCCTCAGGACCTCATCATGATCAGCGTACCAACGCGCGCCACTGGCGCCGCGAACGAACTCTCTTTGCCTTCAGGGCTAGGCTCACATCCAGCGGGATGGCCGCTCGACCGCGCGCGCTCAGCCGTGCTCGCACTCGACCTCGGCACCGCGACTGGCTGGGCCATGCGGCCAGCGGACGGCAGGATCGAAAGCGGCACCGTGTCGTTTCGGCCGAGCCGTTATGATGGTGGCGGGATGCGCTATCTGCGCTTCCGTGGATGGCTCAATGGCATGGCCACGGATGCCGCAGGCCTTGCCGCCATCTATTTCGAGGAGGTTCGGAGGCACGTCGGCACGGACGCCGCCCATCTCTACGGCGGCTTCCTGGCCACCCTGACCTCATGGTGCGAGCAAAAAGGCATCGCCTATCAGGGCGTGCCGGTCGGCACCATCAAGCGATTCATCGCGGGCAAGGGGAACGCCGACAAGACTGCTGTCATTCAGGCAGTCCGAGCCCGTGGATTCGCACCAGCGGACGACAACGAGGCGGACGCGATCGCGATCCTGCTGTGGTCGATCGAGACGGACGGGGGCGCGCGATGACGCGAGAGCGGCTTCCCGATCGGCGGCCAGCCGTCACCGTGAAGCTTGTCTTCGACGGCACGTCCTACGCGACCACGCTGGGTATCGACCTGCGCAACATGCGGGTGGCGGAAGTGTTCACGCATGGCGCCCGGATCGGCTCCGGGATGGATCGCATCCTTGATGACGCGTGCGTGGCACTGTCGCTTCTGCTGCAGCATGGCGTCGAACCCGCAGCGCTCGCATCAAGCATGGGACGCCTCGGAGACGGCAAAGCGCCCGCGTCCATCATTGGTGCACTCGCCGACCTGATCGCGCAGGAGGTCGTGCAATGAGATGGGCACCGCGCGGATGCGGCGGCACGCGTCCGTCTCCAGAACACGTCAAGCGTAATGGCTGGCACGACCAGAACATCCTGGTGGTGAGCGCGGATGACCAGCGCCTTACCTGGCCCGAACGCGAACTGATCCGGCAGCTCGGCGAGAAGCTCTACGGCACCCGCAACATCAGTGAGGATCGCAATGGCTGAGACACGTTGGACACCCTCGCTGGTCGAGGAGCGTTTCGTTGAAGCAGCCAGTGTGATGAAGCGGCTGCCCGGCGTTCGTGTGCCGGGCTACTTCAACACCTGGCCTTCGATGATGCGAGAGTTTGCCGATCTGGTTGGCCAAGAGCCGTGCCCCATGCGACTGCCTCCGCCTTCCGCTGGCGCCATCACTCGCATGGAGGAGACGCTGGACTGGCTGCGTTGGCTCGACGCCGACGATGCCAGGATCGTCTGGATGCGAGCAACGGGCGAACGCTGGAAGGCAATCTGCTGGAAGGTCGGTCTGGCTCGCACGGCTGCCAACCAGCGCTGGCTCTACGGGCTTTGCGTCATCGCCTGGAAGCTCAGCGGACGCGAACCACCGCGCCGACGTTCGCGGCAGCACGTCATCGAGCATGTCCGAGCCGAGAAGGCGTTAGTACAGGAGCGAAAATAGTTCGCGAACACTTTTCGCGCGGACAAAAGCAGGCGGATTGGCTATCAATTTCGTTATGGTCGCGAGAGTCGCATGCATCGGCAAGTGGCCGCGAGCGCGCGGGTCCTCCCTGGCTCTTATTGGTATGCGGGGGGCATCGGCGCGGGACTTCGCTACCGATAGCCGCGAAATCTGAGTTACCAGTTACCACGTCGGTGGCGCGCACTATTGCGCCTTACGCCCCATATTCCGCGTCTTTGTCGTCCCCTCCGCGTGGCATTCGGCTGGTAGCCGCCACTGGTAACCGGAACGCTGGTTACCACCTGTGGGCGCAACGCGCTTGAAATCGAAAGAATCATAACCGTGCAATATTCCGAAGCGGTTGAGCGCTGGGCGCTCGACCGCCTGATCCCCCATGCGCGCAACGCCCGGACGCACTCCGAGGATCAAGTTGCGCAGATCGCAGGGTCGATCGCCGAGTTCGGTTTCATCAATCCGGTGCTGGTCGGTGACGACGGCGTGATCGTCGCAGGTCACGGCCGTGTGCTCGCGGCCCGCAAGCTGGGACTATCGGACGCGCCGGTGATTGTCCTCGCACACCTGACGCCGACCCAGCGTCGGGCGTTGATGATCGCGGACAACCGCATCGCTGAGAACGCCGGCTGGGACGATGCGATGCTCGCCGCCGAGCTGACAGCGCTCAAGGACGAGGATGTCGACCTCGCGCTGCTCGGCTTCGATGACGCTGACCTCGACCGGCTGCTGGCCGAGACCGGCGATGAGGGCGGGGATCTGGATCAAGCGCCGGAGGTCCCGACGGAGCCGATCAGCCGGCCAGGCGATCTGTGGATTTGCGGGCAGCATCGGGTGCTGTGCGGAGATGCAACCGTACTGTCCGATGTGGAGAAGCTGCTGGACGGCGAGCTCGCCGACATGGCCTTCACCGATCCGCCCTATAACGTGAACTACGCCAACTCCGAAAAGGACAAGCGCAAAGGCAAGAACCGACCCATCCTCAATGATGCGTTGGGCGAGGAGTTCGGCGCTCTGCTGTACGACGCCTGCGTCAATATCCTCACGCTCACGAAGGGCGCGGTTTACATCTGCATGTCGTCATCGGAACTGGACCGACTGCAGAAGGCTTTCCGCGACGCCGGCGGCAAATGGTCGACCTTCGTCATCTGGGCAAAGAACACGTTCACGCTCGGTCGATCGGATTATCAGCGTCAGTACGAGCCGATCCTGTACGGATGGAAGGACGGCGCCGATCATTATTGGTGCGGCGCGCGCGACCAGGGCGATGTCTGGTTCGTCGACAAGCCTGTGAAGAATGATTTGCATCCGACGATGAAGCCGGTCGAACTGGTCGAACGCGCCATCCGCAATTCGTCGAAAAGCCGCGACATCATCCTCGACCTGTTCGGAGGCTCTGGCACCACGATGATCGCTGCCGAGCGCGCGGGTCGCCGCGCTCGGCTTGTCGAACTCGATCCTAAATATGTCGATGTTATCGTCGAGCGCTGGCAAAGCTTGACCGGTGGCAGCGCGACGCACGCTGCCACTGGCCAGAAGTTTGTCGGGTCGGACGCGGAGGCTTAGGCGGCGATTCGGTAGACGCGGCCGCGGCCGTCGATCTTCTCTGACTCCACCTTTAACTTCAGCCGCTTCTTGAGCGCGCCTGCGATGGCGCCCCGCACGGTGTGCGACTGCCACTCAAGCTTCTTGACAATCTCATCGATGGTCGCGCCGTCAGGGCGTTCAAGCATCTTGATCAGTTGTGCCTGCTTGCTGTCAGCGCGACTTGTGGGTGACTTGGATTTCGACACCCGCTTCTTCGCGACCGGTTTGCGGGCTTTCGCTTTGGCCATGTCTGGGCTCCTTGGTAGTGAGCCGCGATCATCGCGGCTCTTCTACTGACCGGAGCCCCGAGTGGGGGTGACCGGCATACATGCTCTGATCCGGCCGCAAGCCAAGCAAAATCGCCGATCATTTGATTGCTATCGTGGGCCGCCGAACGCATGGGAGTTTCCATTCGCGCTTACGCGCGACACCGCGGGGTCAGCCACGTCGCGGTGATGCGTGCGATCAAGGCCGGCCGCGTGCCCGCCGAGCCCGACGGCACCATCGACCAGGCCAAGGCGGATGTAGCATGGGAACGGTCGACCGATCCCGGCCGCAGCAGAGCCAAGCCGAAAGCCACGTCGGAGAAGCTTCGCCCCATCGCGGAGGCAGCGGTCGGCTCGGTTCGCGAGACTCTGAAAGAACAAGGTCTCCCGGCGGGCGGCAGCGTCACCTTCGTCCAGGCGCGTACCGCCCACGAGATCGCCAAGGCGCATCTCGCCCGGCTGCGCCTACAGCGCATGAAGGGCGAGTTGATCGATCGCGCCCGCACCACCGCGATGGTGTTCCGTCTGGCGCGCGAGGAGCGCGACACCTGGATCAACTGGCCGGCGCGGGTCGCGGCCTTGATGGCGTCCGAACTCGGCGTCGAGGCGCATTCGATGCAGAAAGCCTTGGAGTCGCATGTCCGCGCCCACCTCGCCGAGCTCACCGAGGTCAAAGCAGAATTCCGATGAGCTTATCGACCCCGGATCGTGGTCAGCGGCAGGCTTTGATGGCGGTGAGGATCTGTGGCGTTCTTGGTGCGACGGCCTCACGCCTGATCCGCTGCTCACGATCTCGGAATGGGCGGATACGCACCGCTTCCTGAGCCCGCGCGCCTCCGCCGAACCGGGACGTTATCGCACCGACCGCACGCCCTACATGCGGGCGATCATGGACGCGCTGTCGCCGTCGCATCCCGCGCGCCGCGTCGTGTTCATGAAGGCTGCGCAGGTCGGTGCCACCGAAGCCGGCAATAACTGGATCGGCTACGTGATCCATCATGCGCCGGGCCCGATGCTGGCGGTGCAGCCGACGGTCGAACTCGCCAAGCGCTTTTCGCGGCAACGCATTGAGCCGCTGATCGCCGAGAGCCCGGCGTTGCGCGAGCGCGTCAGGCCGTCCCGCGCGCGGGACGCGGGCAACACCGTGCTGTCGAAGGAATTCCCGGCTGGATTGCTGGTTATCACCGGCGCCAACAGCGCGGTGGGTCTGCGCTCGATGCCGGCGCGCTATCTGTTTCTCGACGAGGTGGACGCATATCCGCCCTCCGCCGACGAGGAAGGCGATCCGGTCGCGCTGGCCGAGGCGCGGACTCGAACGTTTTCGTGGCGGAGCAAGGCGTTCCTCGCATCGACGCCGACGATCCAGGGCATCTCGCGCATCGAGCGGGAATACGAAGCCTCGGACCAGCGTCGTTATTTCGTGCCGTGCCCACACTGCCAGCACGCGCAATGGCTCATCTTCGAGCGGCTTCGCTGGGAGAAGGGCCGGCCTGAGACCACTCATTATCTATGTGAAGCCTGCGACGGCCGGATCGAGGAACACCACAAGACGCCAATGCTGCAAGCCGGCGAGTGGCGCGCCACAGCGCAAAGCGCCGACCCTGCCAGCATCGGTTTCCACATCTCGGCTCTTTATTCGCCGGTCGGCTGGCTGTCCTGGGCCGACATCGCCCGCATGTCGGAAGCCGCGCACGCGACCGACGAAGCCAAGCGCAGCTTCAAGAACGGCGTGCTGGGTCTCACTTGGGTCGAGACCGGCGAGGCTCCAGACTGGCAGCGGCTCTATGAGCGGCGTGAGGCTTGGCCGTTCGGCACAGTACCGTCGCGGGGACTGTTCCTGACTGCCGGCGCCGACGTCCAGAAGGACCGCATCGAGGTCGATATCTGGGCGTGGGGCCGCGGCCTTGAGAGCTGGCTCGTCGATCACATCGTGATCGAGGGCGGTCCCGAGCGAGGGCAGACTTGGGATGACCTCGCTCGGTTGCTAACCCGGACCTGGCAACACGCGCACGGCGCGCAGCTTGGCCTTGCCAAGCTCGCGATCGACACGGGCTATGAATCGCCAGCGGTCTATTCCTGGGCGCGCCGCGCGGGTCACGCGCAGGTGGCGCCGATTAAGGGCGTGGAGGGTTTCAACCGGAGTGCGCCGGTGGCCGGTCCCACCCATGTCGACGTGACCGAGGGCGGCAAGAAGCTCCGCCGCGGTGCGCGCCTCTGGACGATCGCGGTCTCGACCTTCAAGAGCGAGACCTATCGCTTCTTGCGGCTCACAAGGCCGACCGACGAAGAGAAGGCGGCCGGCGCCAAAATTCCGGCCGGCTATGTGCATTTGCCGCACAGCTTGGATGGCGAATGGATCAAGCAACTCGTCGCCGAGCAGTTGATCACGGTGAAGACCAAGCGCGGCTTCCAGCGGCTCGAATGGCAGAAGATCCGCGAACGTAACGAAGCGCTGGACTGTCGGGTCTATGCCCGCGCCGCGGCCTGGATCGCCGGCGCCGACCGCTGGACCGAGGCAATGTGGCGCGACCTCGAACAGCAGGTCGGACCTCCGACTGAGATCGAAGAAGAACAGCCCGTGGATACAGAGCCGACAGCCGACAGCATCGCGGGCTTGGTTCGGCGCTCGCCGAAACGTCGCGACCGGCGTGTGTTCCGTTCAAGTTACCTGGGCTGATCCATGACTCTTGAGGAGATGACCGTGCAGCGCGACGCGCTGCTCGCCGCGCGCTACCGCGGCGTCCGCACTGTCGAGACCGAGGGCCGACGAGTCACTTACGCCACCGACGCCGAGATGGTAGCGGCTCTCACCGATCTCGGACGCCGGATCGCGGCCGCTGGTGAAGGCGGCCGGCGCCGGCGGATCCTGACGTCGGCGTCCAAAGGACTTTGATCGGTGCTCGCCGCGCTCAACCACGTCCGACGCCGCGTCGGCGCGTTCATCGGTGGCTTCGAGGCGGGTCTGTCGAGCCGCAGGCTCAAGGGTTTCCAGCCGAGCCGCGCGCATCTCAATACGCTGATCGCGTCGGCCGGGCCTGATATCACGGCTCGCGCCCGCTGGCTC